GAAATACTTATTTTCAAAATAATTTGTCTCGATTACATCAAGAATTGAGTGTGCAAATTCCTTATCAACTATGATTTGGTTAAGTAATTGAATTTGAAATGTCTGCCCTAAATAATCAAAATTCTTGTCTGTTTTCATCCTAAATCTCCTTTTTAGGTAAATATTACGCTGTTAGCATAACGCCATTATATTCGTAAGATAAATTTTCAGATGAAAAAATGTCAGTCAAATCGGTTAAAATAGTTTTTAGTTGCGGGCGGATATCTACGGTGTATCTTACCTTCGGTGGGAATACTTTTACATTTATTCCTCTATGACAAACTGTCATACCATCCACCTTAATATAGATGTTTAAATGTTCAGGTCCATCAGTAAATGATGTCTCCATAATCTGAGGATTTGTTTCAATCTCATACTTGTTGTCCATCATATAGACAACTGTTTTCATCTTCAAGTAGTTCATCAAATGATTCTTAACCCCTGATATCACTTCTTGTAACTCCATTGAGTTTTTAGCGTCGGGGTTATAGTTTCTCACGTTGAAGAAACGTTGAACGATGATGTTCTCGTTTACGGTTAATAGAAGTTCAACCTTTGTCAAATCTTGATCTTTAGTGTTTTTCATAACTTTTCTTTATAATTTTTCTTTTCTTTTCTTGTTAGTTTTAAGAATGGTTTAAGGAATTCAACCCATGCGTCGTCTTTTTTAGGTAGGAACTTAAAGAACCCATCTTCCATCATGAGTTTCATTAGATTCTTATAACCCCTACCGTCAGGGTCTAATGTTTCCGAGTAATATTGTTCTACGATTTCTTTTGCTTGATCGGTGATGAGAGGGTTTGATAAATCAATAATCTTTTCGTTAATTGTAAAAAATTCATCACCATAAATTCCGTCTTTTGTTCTACCTGTTAGTAAATTTTTTAAAGCTGAGTTGTCTTTGTTTTCTTTTAAAAGCGTTTCCGCCTTTTCTAAAATATCGCGAAAACTAACGGCATTTTCAAGTAGTTCAGGAAAAAACTTTAATAATGTTTTCTCACCCAAATAATAGATACCATCAATGTTATCTGACTTATCACCAGATAGTATCTTATATGTTTTAACATTGTAGTGAGGTATCTCAGATTCATATAACTTAATCTTATCCCCATTCTTATAGTACTTCTTTGTGTTTGGAGAATAAATTGATACTTGTTCTGAAATTAGTTGGGTAAGATCTCTATCTGCCGAAAAAATAGTTTTTTGTTCGTTCGTTGAAATTTGACAATAGTAAGCAATTAAATCGTCTGATTCATTTTCCTCAACTTCAATTTGTCTAACATAACATTCCTCAAGATATAATTTTAATCTTTCTTTTTGTTTGTAAAAAGAATCTACCTTATACTCATTATCTCGTTCTCTACGGTTATCTTTGTACTTAGGATATATACGTTTACGTAATGAAGCATTGTCGTCACCATCCCAAAACACAATAACCTTATCGTAATTATCTGATTCAATAAATCTACGAATGGTATTCATAACGTGGTATACTCCACCAACATGTTCTCCGTTATGAAAAAACTCCTTAACTCCGTAAATTCCTATTTTAAGTAGATTGTTACCATCTACCAGTAGTGTCTTAATCACACATTATTATTTAAATTGTTAGACTAAAATTTTGTTACTTTTTTTATTCTTCGTATTTTTCTTCTTTCAAATCAAAATCCCCATCTACACCCAAAACATTTTTCCAATATTCTGAATTTTCTTTTTTGTATTTTTCAATTGATGACTTTTCTTCTGTAGAATCTTTCCCTGAAATAAAACCATGAGGTGTTACAATGATTTTACCATCATCATACCCTAATCCGTTTATGTGGTTTTTTAAAACAGATATTTTTGTTCTCGACGCAAACTTAACACTTCTTTTGTCTTTTGTCGCCGTAATTTTTGTAGTTCCAGCCCCTTTTTGATTACCAAATAAAAATACTAATGAAGAATTTAACCAAATAGCCTCTCCTCCCTTTGCTTTGATTCGAGGTTGTGAGAAGGGGTTCTCCGGCAATTCTGTCCAAGGTTGGTTAACAATAACTAATGTATTTTCATGTTTTGATTCAGATTTTCTACTACCTGAAATTCTTTGGTTTATACCCATCCCTATTTTATCAGCCAAAACACCCGCATTGTGTTGGCGTCCACCCTTTCCATCAAACGTCATTTTGCATGGTACTGATCCAACAGAATCCCAAAGGAAACATAAACTATAATCTAATTCACCTTTTTCTTGTGCATCTAACAACTCATTAATATAATCTGTAATCTGTTCAATATAGTCGAAACTATTATTGAATATGTAAAACCCATCCCAATCAACTTCGCCTGTTTCCTGATCAACAACTTCTTCACACTGAAACCCCATTAACTTAGCATGTTCAAAACTCCACTTTTGTTCTGTGATAATAAACACAGGTAGTATTCCTTTCTTTTGAGCATCCGAAGCGGTTTTTACTAATGCCGTTGTTTTACCAGTATCAGAAAACCCTAAGAACATATTTATATGTCCAATAGATGGTCCCGGTATTCCCACAGCATCTAAGAACTCTCCACCCAAATCAAAAAATCTTTGTGGTTTATATTTTGCCGATGTTGAAAATTTATCTTTAATTGATTTAAAATCTTGTTTCTTAATTCCTGCCATAAATTTTGTTTTTAATAAATATAATAAAAAAGGAGGGGTAAATCTACCCCTCCCATTAGGAAAATACTAAATTTAAAAAGGTAATTCTTCGTCTGGATCCATACCTGATTGTGGATCGTTATATGTTACCTTACTACCACCCATTGACATGGTAGCCTCATCACCATAAACATATTTACCTGTTACTGTATCCCAACGAGGAACTTCACCTCTTGCGATTGCTTCAAGATAATCCGTTGGTTTCTTTGAATAAACATCTTCCCAAGTTAACTCATCGTTAATCCAAGACTTTGCAGTTTCCGCATCTTTAGATACAGGACTTGGATCGTCGTGCATAACTGTTTGGATGATTGTGTACTCTTTACCGTTTGGAGTTCTTGCCTTTGCTAACTCAATGATTAAGTCACGTCCTGTTTCAGGATCTGTAATATCACCTTTAGCTCTGAAGATAGGAATGATTTTGTCCAATACACCTTCGTTTTTGTAATTGTGTTTGAATCTCCAAAACTTAACTCCGTCAGCTTCGTTATCACGATCTACAACCTTTAAGATATAGAACTTACGAGGTTTATATTGTTTTGCCAATTCTTTGTCGCTTTCCTTACCTGTTGACATAAGTTCTTCATAAACTTCTGATAAAGGAGAACGTTCGTTGTCGTTTTTACCTGGATCGAAAAACTTCGTCCATTTTCCGTCAACTTGTACTTCATGAAACCATACTTCTTTGAATGGGGAACTTCCGTCTTGTGTTGGTAAGATACGGATTCGTTTTTGTGCGGATGATTGATTTTGTGGGAGGATTGCCGCGAAATACTTTTTCAATCTCTCGTCTTGACTCATTCTATTTGATGAGCCTGATTGTTTTGAACTTTCATACTGTGCCAGAATTGCATCTAATGATTTTGTCGCCATAATGTTATAGAATTTTAATGTTTAGTTGTCTAAAGATAGGTAGTGTCAGTGGTAATGTCAAATAATTTGAGGGACGTTTTTTTAAACAATCCCTCATTATATTATCTCATAGGTAGTTGCTCAGGATCGAAATCTCTAAATGTTCTTGAGATATCTAATGGTGAATATTCTTCCACATCATCTGTGGTTAAAACATATTCATTTTTTCCTGATTTTTCCAATTCTTGTTCTTTATCAACAAAGAAATCAGATAGTTTTTGATTATAAGGACCTGAATCTAAACTTCTTAATTCAAGTTTTTCTTGTGGAGTTTTAGGTCTATATTTTTCAACTTTTTGTTCAAGAGAGTTTAATTGATTAACAATATTATCCATTTCCGCTAACTTTGTTTCTAAGTTTTCTAAATGTGAGAATAGATTTTGGAAATACTC